CCATGCTGTTACAAGGGCATCGAAGTCCGTCTTTACGACATCGCCTCTAGCGAGCGTACCCTTGGTATAGGAACCTTGCCTTGTATAATAATCGTTAGCCATTAGCGGCGAGTCCTCCTTGGCGAGTAATGCACCGTCACACCTTGGACGATGTGCGGTTTCTCATAAGTTGCTTCAGACAGTATAAGTATTCCCATGTTTGTTCCTATGCCGTCTATGTTCTCTTCTGATGTGGAAACTGTTGCGTTTGTCCAGTTAAATGAGTTCCAGTTACTGATATTCCAATACCCACCACCACCAGTTATAGATAGCGTCCTCTCTTGGTGAGCGGGGGTTTCTGGGTCTGCATACGAATAATCAGGGGTAAAGACCAAACTGACATCCGTATCTGCAGTTAATTCAAAGTGGATCTTTCTGAATCTCTTATCCCTTGTTGGGCTATCGTAGTGGTAATACGATGTTCTAAGTAACGCTTCTATGGCTGTTCCATCAAACGAGTTACCTTTGTCCATCTGGTAAACATATCCATCAGTAGATCCGAAGAATAAAACTTCTTCCCCAGTAGCATCTTCTGCTGAACATACCGTTTTAACTACCTTACCTAGATCTGTTCTAATGAATCCAGATAATCGCCCACCTGAAAATGTTCCATATATACCGCTTCCATCACTGTAAAATATTCTGTATTGATCCTTAGTCCTGACCCTTACAGAAGATATTGCAGTACCCTTTTTAGCATCAATAACGGGCTTTATCTTTTTACTTAAAGAAGCGGCTGCGAAGTCACCAAACGCTTGTACTGCGTTTAGATCGGTTATGCCGCGATCATCTAAATAGATAACATTTGAAAGTCGTTGAATAGTGTATTCAATAGCCCCTGTTTCATTAGAAAACGTTTGAAGATTCCAATCTGCCAAACTAGTTCCATATAACATGTAGGTTCTGTTTCTGTTGAATATCGCTAATACATCAGAAGGTAGAACCTGAAATCCGGTAACTTCATCACCAGTACCTATTTCATTAGCACCAGTTATGAGCGACCAAGTGTACGGAGTTCCCGTACTAGAATGTTGTACGGAACCTTTAACGAATGAAAGGAATAAATGCTTCTTATGAGCAGTTATATGTACGGGCGTATCGGCTGTCATTCCTGTGAATATAGGAACCCAGTACGTCCCATCGAATTCAAATGCTACATTTTTACCATCGCATCCATACATCCTATTCGTAGTCGTTGAGCCGCCAAAGTTATAGTTTGTAAACTCATATCTACCCGTTGGCGTTAACGCTGTTGTTACTAATGTTCCGTCTGATACTGATACCGTTGAAGAAGATACTTGCAAGTTCTCATTGTTTTGAAATGTCCCGCTAACACCAGTCAATACATATAGACCTACAGCGTTAGAAGAACCAAACGATCCTGTACGGACTACTTCTCTCCTCATCACACCAGTCGCGCCAGATGTTGCCCCGGTAACGGTAGCCCCTTCCGCTACGGTTACAGCACCTGCGTCAAACTTTATATATTTGCCTAGATCTACTAACGTCCATCCTGTTGAGGATGACTTATACATAGCGGTAGCAGTGCCGCCAGCATTATTCCTAAAAGCGTAAACAATGCCGTTATATACCCATACACCCAAGATGTTTCCTGAACCGGGTACTGCACCTATGTCCCCGCGTGCGCGTTCCTCTGCGGCTTGAGCATATGTACTTTCTAAGGCGTCAGTATCTGCGCCTGATTCAACTGTTACCGCCTTTACAACGGATTTAGTTGCACTGCTGACCTGTATGTTCTCGTCTACCTGAAAGGTTCCAGATAGTAATGCGACAGCATAATATCCCTGCGCATCTGATCCAGCGTATGTTCCACTTTCTAATACTGCATCCGCTACTAGTTCTGCTGTAGCACCGGAAGTTGCTCCGGTTATTACCGTAGTATCAGGTAATGTTACTGTTCCAGTTTTGAAATCAAGAATATAGTAAGAAGATTCTGATGGTTTAGTCCTTCCATCGAACCTTTCAAATCCATCTATTCTCCTGTACCCGCCTTCTGCGTATACCTCGTAATTCTTACCAAAAATAAGATTACCCGGAGATATAGAAAGAGCAGCATCTGTAAGATTCTCCCCACCTTGTAGGGGGAAGTATTTAGCCCTTACAGAAGTAGACGGAAAACTGCTCCTTTGTACTAGATCAGCATAGATGTTAGTCATTCAGGTCTTACCGCGATCACACTGGAATTAACTGTAGTACCACCTGCCCTCCTTCGGCCTTCTTGACCTGAGAGTGAATTGGATTCCAGTTTATCCAGTAAATCCTGATATTCAGCAGAAGCAGATAGAAGTATCTCTGGTGCTTCTTCCCTTTCAGCCCACATAGTTTTAGCCCTAGCAACTACGGCTCTATGGTATTGGGGAGGGATATCTGGAATATCAGTATTTCCAGTTAAAGCGGCTGGTGTCTTCCAGTAATCAGCAGTAATCGTATGTACAGCATCTGGTGGCGGATCAAGAATAATGTTCTGATCCGGCTGGATAATTACATATACAGGAGTGCTGTTAGTAGCAACTCCTTGCCTGTAATTATCTCGATATGCAATGTAATCGTAATCTTCCAGACGGTAATTAGTATCCGATGTGTAATCTAAATAGAAGGAATTCCTATCCCACACATTAAGATCTGTAGGCTTCTGTAGCGCGGGTGCGCGAGTTCCAATACTTGTAGTCGAGGAATACTGACTCCATAGGAAATCCCAATCATGCCAGAGAATTTGTATTTGGAATGAAGCAGCGGCTACCGCGTCAACGATGACTTTTAATTGTCCTTCCTGACTTACTACGGTTGTAGGGCCAGTTCCAGATATACCAACTTCCTGCCTAACTGTTTGACATATTGTTAAAAAATTCATGCAGATTTCCTATAATGTCTAGATCGATGAGTCCTTATAGAATCTATTACGATTCGCGGATCTATTCTAGAAGCGCACAATGCTGCGCCAGTTTCTTCATCTCTCGGACATGTCTTAAATCCGTTAATGTGCATCTTGTGACATGGAAAACAATCAACACCCTCCGGCCCAAGAGATATATTATTAACCCAATACTTTGTTAAATTTTCATGCGATGAATGACTTAATAAGCATACTTTGGGGATCGTTTCCATACTTAAAGCATTCAATACCCCAGTTTCAGGACCGATTACCATATCCGCTCTCTGGCAAAACGCCAAGGATTGTCTGATCGCCCATTTACCGCTTCTAAGAAATATCCTTTTTTCTTTTTCCCATCCAGATTCCAGCAATCTACAGAAATGATCACCCATCGTTACTATTCGCACATCAGGCCACATCACCAGTAACTTTGCCATGACAGCATCCATATATGGATAAGCCTTATGTACTGCGCTTCCAGACAGGGTAACTACGATTGTGAAGTGATGGGGTCTAATGCCCATCTTCTTTCGTTGTTTAGATGCCCACTTCTTTTCTGATTCTTCAGGGTAAAACTTGCATTTAAAAATATGCGGAAGGGATGCCTTGTCGTGCAACGCTTCCGAATAGTTTATGTTTAGCGCGGCATGTCTTTTATCGTGATCCCAGTCAAATGATTCATTCTTACCGGGAACCGCTAATAGATCGCCTTCTACAGTTCCGTTTGAATTAATAAATTCAGAGAATAATGTACCAATACGATCCCAGAACGGACCCAGTTCTTCATTCGGTATCTGCTCGTCCTTCTGAACTAACAACTCATCTATATTGGGATCGTTTTTAAGCAGGTCTAAACCTGTTTCTGTAACGTTAACGCATATAGTCTTGCCTTGCTTTTTAAGCAATGGATACATGGATGAGGACTGAATAACATCCCCAAAACCACCGTATCTGGATATACATACAGAGTTCTCGCCCCTGTTACCACCAAGATCTTTGTCTGTTAATTCCTTCCAGTTTCCATCAGGAACAACAGTTATTTTCATATTCCAAAGAATGATCCCATTCGTTTTCTGGTTCCAGCAGCCATAGGCACATATCTAGGATCTGTTGGATCTAGCGGTGTTCCATCCGCTTTCGCACCCTTGCGCTTGTGATGATCAAATTCATACAAGTCAGCACCAGATGTGTTTCCTTTTAAATATTCCTTCAGTCGAGCATCACTGCCCTTTTCGTGAGTCAAGTGGGCAAAGAACAGAGCCTTCTGATCATCTGGCGGTAAAACATCAACGCTCGGTGCATTCTCTATGTGTGCTGGCAAATACCCTAAGATATTCCTTAACCTAGTCTTTGCTGTGGGGAAACTTGGATCTGTAAATTGGTATATACCTTTGGCTGTTGAGTTTGGATTGTAAAGATTTTTTCCATAATCACTTTCCATTC